ACCTGCGGCCGGCCGCGTCTCCCGCGTCGGCGCTGCGAGGTCTGCCGAGAGTGGTATCAGCCGCGCCGCGCCGACGCGCGCATCTGCTCCGCCGGCTGCCGGCAGCGAGCGCTCCGGGCGCGAGCGCTCGCCCGCGTGAGGAATGGCTAGGGTACGGCGAGGGAGGGTGACTGATGCCGGGCCCGAACGGCGGAGAGTTGGCCCCGGTCGAGCTGACCGAGAAGCAGCGCGCGGAGGCGATCGCGATGATGGTCCGCCAGCGCGGCGGGCACGCGATCAGCGACGTCTCGGCGATGCTCGGAGGGGACGGGCGCTACGTGCTGCTGATGTGCGCCGGTACGCGGGCGCTGCCGGTCTTGTTCCACGGGATGACGCCCGAGCAGGCGCTCGCGGTGATCCGCGCGGCGTACCAGGACGCGAGCAGGCTCGTGGTCGCGCCGGCGGCGTGGCCGCCGAGCATCGAGCCAGATGGATGACCGCGAGCTCCGCATCCGCGAGACGCTGCGCGGGGACATGCCAGCATTCGCGCGCACGTGCCTCAAGATCCGCGCGAAGGACGGCGCGATCATCCCTCTCGAGCTCAACGCCACCCAGCGCAAGATCCACGGCGAGCTCGAGGCGCAGCGCGAGCGCACCGGCCGCGTCCGCGCGCTCATCCTGAAAGCGCGGCAACCGGGCTGCTCCACCTACGTCGAGGCGCGCTTCTTCCACGCGACGACGCACCGTCGAGGCCTCCGCGCGTTCATTCTCACGCACGAGGACAAGGCGACGGACAACCTCTTCGAGATGGTCGATCGCTACTACCAGCACACGCCGATGCTCGTGCGCCCGCACCTCGGCGCGAGCAACGCGAAGGAGCTGATCTTCGACCTGCTCGACTCGGGCTACCAGGTCGCGACGGCGCGAACGAAGGGCACGGGCCGCTCGAGCACGATCCAGCTCTTCCACGGGAGCGAGGTCGCATTTTGGGCAAACTCGGAGACGCACGTGAGCGGTGCGCTCCAGGCCGTCGCCGGCGCCGAGGGGACCGAGGTGGTGCTCGAGAGCACCGCGAATGGGAAGGCCGGGCTCTTCTACCGCTATTGCATGGCCGCGATGCGCGGGCAGGGCGAGTTCATCTTGATCTTCATCCCGTGGTTCGAGGCCGAGGACTATGCGTCCGACCCGCCGACGGACTGGAAGGCGCCGAGGGCGTGGCGCGAGTACCAGGGACTCCACGCGCTAACCGACGCTCAGCTCTATTGGTCCTACACCAAGAACGTGTCGCTCGCGACGGCGATCAGCGGCGATCCCGACGCGGGCCCGTGCTGGAAGTTCCGGCAGGAGTACCCGGCAACCGCCGCGGAGGCGTTTCAAGTGGGATCCGACACCCCCTTCATCCCGATGGCGCACGTCGAGGCCGCGCGGAAGGCGCTGGTGCCGGGTGTCGGCCCGTTGATCCTCGGTGTTGACCCCGCGCGAGGCGGCGGCGATCGCACGGCCATCATCGACCGGCGCGGGCGTGCGCTCGGAACCGTGGTCTACGACGTGCTCGACTGGCCCGACACGATGCGGGTCGCTGCGCACGTGGCCGAGCTCATCCGAAAGCACCAGCCCGACGCCGTGAACATCGACGTCACGGGGGTAGGCGCTGGCGTGTACGACCGGCTCGTCGAGTACGGCTTCGAGCGCGTGGCGCGCGCCGTGACGTTCGGCGGCGGCGCCGACGACCCCGAGCGCTACATGAACAAGCGCGCCGAGATGTGGGACCGGCTCCGCGAGTGGCTCTCCGTACCCGACCGGCTCACCGTCTCGATCCCGGACGAGGATGCGCTCGACGCCGATCTCACGGCGGCCGTCTGGAAGAGCCCCGACGTGCTGAGCGGCTGCACCTTCCAGAACGAGCGGCTCCGCCTTGAGGCGAAGGACTCGATCATCAAGCGGCTCGGATTCTCGCCGGACCTCGGCGACGCGGCCGCGCTCACGTTCGCCTTCCCGAGCTCGCACGTGCTGCCCGAGCGCGGCCCTCGCGTGCGGGTGGTCTCAGAGTTCGATCCGCTACAGTGATCGGCCATGTGCGTCTCGAGCAGCGAGGACGTCAACCGCTACGTCAGCTACGCGGTCGGTGGCCCCTACGGGCCGCTGCTCTCGCGGTACGGCGAGCGCTCGAGCGGCTCGGCGCCGAAGCGCAAGTTCTTCGGCTCCGACGGCCGATCGGCGACGGTGCGGCTCAACAATCAGCGCTACGAGGCCCTGCTCGCCGACCCCGCCCGGGTCGAGAGCCTGCTCGCCACGGGCACGGCGCAGAAGGGCAAGAGCGTTCTCGGGGGCTGAGAGGCCCTGCGTCACCAATCGCCCGGGCCGTTACCGTGCCCTGCGATGTGCTCCTCCTCCGGCTCTTCGCGCATCCCGAAGCCTCCGCCGGCACCGATCGACGAGTCGGCGCTCGAGGCGAAGCGCCGTGAGCGCGGCCAGGCCTCCGGGCGGCGCGGCCTGCTCTCCACCGTCGCCACGAGCCCCCTCGGAATACTCGGGCCGGCGACCACGGAGAAGCGGACGCTCCTCGGCGGCGCGTACTAGAGGGCTCCGGGCCCGTGCCCGAGAGCCGCAAGAGCCGCTACCGGAAGCGCCTTGAGGCGCTCCGCGGCGAGCAGCACGCGCGCGGCTGGCGCTCGCACTGGATGGAGCTCGCGGACTACATCCTGCCGCGCCGCGCACTGTTCTCGCTCGAGCATGCGAACCGCGGCGGGAAGCTCGAGCAGCAGATCCTCGACTCGACCGCTAGCCGGGCCGCGGAGATCCTCGCGTCGGGCATGATGAGCGGCCTCACCTCGCCGGCGAGGCCCTGGTTCCGGCTCGGCTCGCCCGACCCCGAGCTCAATCAGTTCGGCGCGGTGAAGCAGTGGCTCCACGACGTCCAGGTTGAGATGGAGCGCGTCTTCGCGACGAGCAACCTCTACAACGTCTTGCCCTCCGTCTACGAATCGGGCGGCGTCTTCGGCACGGCTTGCGCCTTCGCCTGGGATGACATCGAGGAGGACGTCGCGCGCACGGGCCCGAACCTCGACTCCGTGCTCCGCTTCGAGGAGGCGCCGATCGGGAGCTACTACCTCGCCACCTCCTCGCGTGGCTACGTGGACACGATCTATCGCGAGCTGCGCATGACCGCGCGTCAGCTCGTCCAGAAGTTCGGCCTGGGTGCCGTCTCGGTGCAGGTCAAGAACCTCTACGAGCGCGGCGACGGCGAGGCGCCCGTGGACGTCGTTCACGTGATCGAGCCGAACGAGCTCGAGCGCGGGGCCTTCGCGCGGAACAAGCCCTTCGCATCCTGCTGGTACGAGTCAGGAGGCGGCGGCGATGCCATGCTGCGCGAGTCTGGCTTCGACGAGTTCCCCGGGCTCGTGCCGCGCTGGTACGTCTCGGGCAACGACGTCTATGGCCGCAGCCGTGGCATGCAAGCGCTCCCGGACGTGAAGCACCTCCAGGTGCAGCAGCGGCGGAAGCTCGAGGCGACCGAGCTGATGACGCGGCCGCCGCGCGTCGGGAGCAAGGACGTGACGGGCGAGGTAGCCCTCATCCCGGCCGGCGTCACGGTCACGGACGCGCTCGACGCCCGCACGGCGATGGCGGTGCCCTTCGTGCCGCAGATCAACCTCGACCATGTGCGGCTCGATATCGCGGAGGTGCAGCAGCGCATCCGGCAGGGGTTCTTCGAGGATCTCTTCCTGATGCTCACGATGATCGGCGACCGCGAGGTGACGGCGACGGAGATCGCGGAGCGGAAGGAGGAGAAGCTCCTCATGCTCGGGCCCGTGCTCGAGCGCCTCGAGGACGAGCTCCTTGATCCGCTGATCGACCGGGCCTTCGCGGTGCTGATGCGACGCGGCCGCTTCCTCCCGGGCTCCGCGCTCGAGCCTCCCGCCGAGCTCTCGGGCGCCGTGCTGCGCGTCGAGTACGTGTCGATCCTCGCGCAAGCGCAGCGCGCGGTCGGAACCTCGGCGATGGATCGCCAGGCGACGGCGTTCACGGCGATCGCCCCCGTGCGCCCCGACGTGCTCGACAAGTGGAACGTGGACACCTGGATCGACGAATACACCGAGCGCCTCGGCCTTCCGCCGAAGCTGCTCCACACGCCCGACGAGGTGGCCGAGATCCGCGACGCGCGCGTGCGCCGTGAGCAGATGGCCGCGATGGCCGAGCAGGCGCCGGACATCGCCGGCGCCGCGAAGGATCTCTCGGAGGCGGAGCTGCCCGGCGGCACCAGCGCGCTCACGCGCGCGCTCGAGACGGTGGGCGCGGCGTGACGGGCGCTGGCAAGGCGAGGCGCGACAGGGACATGCGCTTGGCGCTCGGCCAGGTGCTCGAGACGGCGCTCGGCCGGCGCTTGCTCTATGCGGTGATCGAGGACGCGGGCGTGTTCCGCAGCACGTTCGACCCGTCGGCGCTCATCATGGCGCACGCCGAGGGCGAGCGGAGGCAAGGGCTCGCGCTCCTGCTCCAGCTACAGGACCACTTCCCGGAGCAGTGCGATCTCGTGCTGCGCGAGGGGCTCGAGTGGCGCCGCGAGCTCGCGCGCGTCCCCGAGGAGCCTGCCGAGTAGCCTGCGTCACCAATCGACCTGTTTGCCAAGGTCTGCGCGCATGGGAACACCCGCGCCGAGCCCGACGCCGACGCCGGCACCCACGACCGCAGCACCGACCCTAGCCCCGCCGACGGCATCTCCTGCGCCGCCGGCGGGGCAACCCGCAGCTCCGCCCGCAGCGCCGCAGCCCCCGGCCGCTCCGACCGCGCCGGCGCCGGGCGCACCCGAGGGCTACGCGGCCTTCGAGCTGCCCGAGGGCTTCCAGATCGCGTCCGAGGATCTGGCCGCATTCACGCCGCTCGCGCGCGAGCTCAAGCTCGACCAGGCGGGCGCGCAGAAGTTCGTCTCCCTCGCGACCACGTTCGGCCAGCGCATCCTCGCGAACGATGCCGCGCGCCGGGAGCAGCTGACGGGCGAGCAGGGCTCGAAGTGGCGCGCTGAGATCGAGGCCGACCCGACGCTCGGCGGCGCCAACATGCCGCAGACCGTCGAGCTCGTGAACCGTGCGCGCGCGGCCTTCGATCCGCAGAACAAGATCGGCGAGCTCCTCGCGCAGCACGGTCTCGGCGATCACCCGCAGCTCGTGCGGCTCTTCCGCCAGCTCGGCGAGGCGCTGCGCGAAGACTCTCCGCCCCCCGGCTCTCCGCACGCTCCGGCCCAGCCCAAGGACGTTGCGGATCTCCTCTATCCCAACGAGGCGAAAAGGGCCCCGTAGGAGGCAAACATGGCGACGATCGGCGCGCAGTTCCTCACGCTCGCGGATCTCTACAAGCGCACGATGGCAGACCGCGGCGCACAGATCGCCGCTGTCATCGAGATCCTCGCGCGCCTCTCTCCGCTCGCGCGCGACGCGATCGCGGTCCAGTGCAACCTCGCCACGAAGCACCTCACCACGGTTCGCACGGGGCTCCCCGAGGCGACGTGGCGCCGGCTCTACCAGGGCGTCCAGCCGACGAAGAGCACCACGGCGCAGGTCGAGGACACGACCGGCATGCTCGAGGCCTGGAGCGAGATCGACAGCAAGCTCGTCGATCTCTCGGGCAACCCGGCGGCGCTCCGGCTCTCCGAGGCGGTGGCCTTCATCGAGGGCATGACCCAGCAGTTCGAGACCGCGATCTTCTACGAGAACACGGCCACGAAGCCCGAGGCGCTGCTTGGCCTGCACCCGCGCTTCTCCGTCGCGGGCACGGACCCCTACGGCAAGCAGATCGTGAAGGGCGGCGGCTCGGGGTCCGACAACACCTCGATCTGGTTCGTGACGTGGGGCGAGAACACGTGCCACCTGCTCTATCCGATGGGCTCGATGGCCGGGCTCCAGCGCGACGACAAGGGCAAGGGGATCAAGCAGAACTCGGACGGCTCGGTCTACGACGTCCACCGGGAGAAGTTCACGTGGGATTGCGGGCTCTCGGTCCGAGACCCGCGCTACATCGCGCGCGTCTGCAACATCGACGCATCCGACCTCGCGGGCGGCACTCCTCCGCAGCTGATCCCGCTGATGATCGAGGCCTACCACCTGCTCCAGAACACCTACGCGGGCCAGCTCTCGGCCAACATGGAATCGCCCGGCGCCATGCGCACGGTCGTCTACTGCAACCGCCTCATCGCGAAGCACCTCCACCTCCAGGCGCGGCTCGACGTGAAGAACTCGACGCTCAAGATCGAGAACGTCGAGGGGCGACCCATCACGACGTTCGAGGGCATCCCGATCCACGTCACCGACGCGCTCGTGAACACCGAGGCGACGATCCCGTAGAGGGTGGTGGCGCGCACCAAGGAAACCGAAGGGGAATCCCATGATCTTCGACATGCAGAGCCTCTTCAGCGACGCGCAGGCGATCACCGTCACCGCGGTGAGTACCAACGTGCTGGATACGGGCGTCTCGCGAGAGATGGGGCGCGGGACGCAAATCCCGCTGCTCGCGCAGGTCGTGACGACGTTCACCGCGGGCGGCGCGGCAACGCTCACGGTCGCCTTCCAGGTGGACAGCGACGTCGCCTTCGGCTCGGCGCAGACGCTCTACACGTCGGCCGCGATCGCCGTCGCGACTCTCGTGGCGGGCTACCGCGTCCTGCTCGACCGCGTGCCCGAACACACGGCTGCCAAGGCGGACGCGCGCTACTGGCGCTTCAACTACACCGTGGCCACTGGGCCGATGACCGCCGGCGCCCTGACCGCTGGCATCGTCATGGGCCGCCAGAGCGTCGGCTTCCCGACCTGATCGGCGGGGCCTGAGGGGGTCGAGCGATGAAGCAGATGGTCGTCGAGCGAGACTGCGTGGACGCCACGGGCACGTTCGTCAGGAAGGGCGGCGTCGGCTCGTTCCGGCCCGACCCGCGCGCCGGCGAGGTGATCGACGAGCGGACGAAGGCGAAGCGCCCGGCGTACCCGACGTGGGCGCGCGACGTGGAAGATCCGCCCGCTCGGCGTGAGAGGCGCTCCGAGGAGGACGACGACAAGGGCGGGGGCGGCAAGAAGTAGCCGCTAGCGCGGCGAGCCCCATGCACACGGCGGGGCGGGGGGCGCGAGCTCCTCGCCCCGTTTGCTTTCGAGGGAGAGAAGGAACATGGCGAGCCTCGTGGAGATCCTGAACCTCGCACTGCTCCGCCTCGGCACGCGCGCTCAGATCGAGCACCCGGAGGAGCAGAGCCGCGAGGCGAGCGTGCTCGCGATCCTCTACCCCTCGTGCCTCGACGCGACGCTCGCAGCGTTTCCCTGGGGCTTCGCGGTGAAGCGCGACGCGCTTGCCGAAATGGCCGACCCGCCCGCCGACTGGACCTATCGCTACCGCTACCCGGGCGATTGCATGCGCGCGAGGAACATCGTGCCGCGTGCGCGCGACCGGCGCCCGCCGATCCCCTTCGAGGTCGCGTGGGACGGAGACAGCGGGCGCGTGATCCTGACGGATGAGGCGCAGGCCGTGCTCCGCTACACGGCGCGGATGAGCGACCCGGCCGTCTTCGATCCCGAGTTCGTCTACGCCCTCTCGTGGCACCTCGCGTCGGAGGCCGCTGTCGCGCTCACCGACAGCCCCGCGGTGAAGCAGCAGGCCTACGCGATCTACCAGGCCGCGCTCCGCCAGGCGTGGGCCGCCGTCGCAAACGAAGGCGTGCCGCGGGAGCCCGCAACGCTCTCCGAGGCCGAGCGGGCGAGGGCCTAGCCCGTGAGGCTCGTGCAACGCTCCTTCTCCGGCGGCGAGCTCTCGCCGTCGCTCTACGCCCGCGATGACCTCGTAAAGTATGAGGCCGGCCTCTCGCGCTGCCGCAACTTCCTGCCCCTCGTTCACGGCGCCGTCTCGAGCCGACCAGGCTTCGCGTTCATCGCAGAGGCGAAGGACTCGGGCGCCGTGCTGCGCGTCGTGCCGTTCTCGTTCAACACGCAGCAGACCTACGTGCTCATGTTCGGCCACCTGACGATGCGCGTCGCCCGCCTGGGCGCGCAGGTGCTCGTGCCGGCGCCGGTCACGGCATGGAGCGGCGCCACGAGCTACGTCGTCGGGAATCACGCGCTCGAGGGCGGCGTCGTCTACTACTGCCACGCCGCGCACACGAATCAGCAGCCTCCGAACGCGAGCTTCTGGCATCCCCTCTCGGGCGGGGCGACCACGGCCATCGTCGAGATTCCGACGCCCTACACCGCGGCGCAGATCCCGCTGCTCAAGTGGACGCAGAGCGCGGACGTGATGACGCTCTTCCACCGTGACCACGACCCGCGCGAGCTGACGCGCCTCGATCATCACGTGTGGCGCCTACTCGGCATCACGTTCGGGCCGAAGATCGCGAAGCCGACCGGAGTGAACGTGAGCGGCAGCGGGAACGGCGCCAACGTCTCATACGTCGTAACCGCGGTCGAGAAAGACACGTTCGAGGAGAGCGAGCCGTCCAACGTCGCGACTGCGGTGGACGTGAACCTGAACGAGCAGGTGAGCGTCGGCTGGAGCGTCGTCGCGAACGCGCAGAAGTACCACGTCTACCGCAAGGCCGGGTTCCAGACCGAGATGCAGCGGAAGGAGGCGATCCTCTCTTTCGTCGGTTCGGCCACAGACAACTCCTGGTCGGAGATCCCGGCCCAGGCCGGGAGTGCTGGCGGCGAGAATCCCCCGATCACGAAGACGCCGTTCTCCGGGTCCGGCAACAAGCCGTCTTGCGGCACCTACTTCGAGCAGCGGCTCGTCACCGGCGGCTCAGCGCTTCGCCCGCACGGGCTCGACATGAGCCAGAGCGGGAACTTCCACAACTTCAACGTCTCCCAGCCACTCCGCGCCGATGACGCGATCGCCTTCGTGCTCAACAGCCGCGAGGCGAACGAGATCCGACACTTCGTCCCGCTCGAGCGCATGCTCGTGCTTACCTCGGGTGGCGTGTGGGTGATCCGCGGGACCGACGGCGCGGTCTCGCCGATCGACTTCGAGGCCCGGCAGCAGGGCTACGGCGGGAGCGCGAACGTGCGCCCTGCACTCG